TGGCCGGTAACTTGTCCCAGGCTTCGCGTTCGTTCGGCAACCAGAAGTCTGATCGTGCCTACGAGCGCAGCTTCGTCGGTATGGTCGCTGGCTTCGACACCTACAAGTTCGACTACGCCAACCGCATCGCTGTGGCTGGTGGTGGCACCACCACCATCGACACCACTGGTGCCCAGGCTCAGTACGTGCCGCAGGCCACATCGACCGCTGTCGGCGGCCAGATCAACGTGGACAACCGCTACCAGTCTGTCGTCGTGAACAACACGGTCGGCGTGGTTGCTGGCGATTGCTTCACCATTGACGGCATCGAGGCTGTGCATCACATCACCAAAGTGTCCACTGGCCGCCTGAAGACCTTCCGCGTCATCAGCGTGACCAACGGCACCACGATGGTGATCAGCCCTCCGATCATCGCGGCCACCGCACCGGCCACCGATGCAGAGCTGCAGTACAAGAACGTGCAACTGGTTGCCGCTTCTGCCGCTGCACCGCTGAACTGGCTGAACACTGGCGCTTCAGCGATCAACGTGTTCTGGCAGCGCGATTCTCTGGAAATCTTGCCTGGCCGCTATGCCGTCCCGTCCGATGCTGGCACCGCAGTGATGCGTGCCACCACCGACCAGGGCGTCGAGCTGGTGATGCAGAAGTTCTACGACATCGACAGCATGGTGATCAAGTATCGCCTCGACACCCTGTTCGGCGTGGTCAACAAGCAGCCTGAGATGTCAGGTATCCTGTTGTTCAATCAGCCCTAAGCTGAGCTAGAGAGGAAGGGGCTTCGGCCCCTTCTTCTTTCCACATTTCTAGGAGCGCATCATGCCAATGACCAAAGGTTACTCGCAGAAATCCATCAGCAAGAACATCTCCAAGGAGATGAAGTCTGGCATGCCTCAGAAGCAGGCCGTGGCCGTGGCACTGTCCACTGCACGCAAGGCTGCCATGAAGGCTGGCAAGCCCAGTAAAGCACCTGCAAAGGCCAAGAAGTGAAGCAGGGTCTCTACGCCAACATCCACGCCAAGCGTGAGCGCATCGAGCGCCAGAAGGCTGCAGGCAAGACGCCTGAGCGCATGCGCAAGCCTGGCACAAAGGGCGCACCGACCAAGGCCGCATTCGTGGCGTCGGCCAAGACAGCAAAGGCAAAGAAATGAGCGTGTTCCCCTCATTGGTCTACAAAAGCCCAGGCATCTACCAAAAGCCAAACGGGAAAAGCTACGGCTTTGCCAGCGTACAAAGCCAGGAAGAACTGGACGAGAAGCTGGACGATGGCTGGTTTTTGTCGGCTGCAGAGGCCATCGAGGCGGCAGGCGACAGCGCATTTCCTCCGACCAAGCCCAGGCCAAAGTGGGCGATCAAGCCCGTCAAAAAGAAAAAGCCAGCCAGGCCGCTGGACTGGCGCGAGCAGGCCAAGGCCAAAGCCGCTGCCGCAGAAGTTGTGCCGGTGGCAGAGCCTGAGCCTGAGCAGATCGCAGACGATGCACCGCCAACCCGTGCCGAGCTGGAGGCCAAGGCCACAGAACTCGGCATCCGATTTGATGGTCGCACAAGGGACAAAAAGCTGGGACAATTGATCCAAGATCGGCTGTCCGAGAAAACAGGAGAATGACATGGGATGGACCAAGCGCCAATTCATCGAGCAAGCCTTCGACGAGATCGGCTTGGCCTCCTACGCCTTCGACCTCGGCCCAGAGCAGATGCAGTCTGCGCTGCGCAGGCTTGACACCATGATGGCCGCCTGGAATGCTCTGGGCATTCGGCTGGCTTACCCGCTGCCATCCAGCCCACAAGACAGCGACTTGGACGAGCAGACCAACGTTCCGGACAGCTCCAACGAGGCCATCTACACCAACCTGGCCATCAAGCTGGCCCCAAGTTACGGCAAGCAGGTTATGCCCGACACCAAGGCCACGGCCAAGGAGTCCTACAACACGCTGCTGTCCCGTGCGGCCATGCCGATGGAGCAGCAGATGCCTGGGACCATGCCATCCGGTGCAGGCAACAAGCCCTGGCGCGTCTACGACGATCCGTTCTTGCGCCAACCCGTCGATCCACTCCTGGCAGGCCAGGACGGCCCACTCGAGTACAACTGAGGAAAAGCAGCCATGCCCACGATCAATCAACTTTCACCCCTCACGCAGTTATCTGGTGGAGACCAGTTCCCGATCTACGTGCCAAACAACGGCGACGCACGCAGGGTCTCGGTCACGCAGCTCCTGCAGTATTTCCAGCAGACGTTTGCAGCCCCGACGGTGGCCAACAAGCTGTACACGCCTGGGACCGGCTTCAACATCACGGTGCCGACGCCAACCACAGAGCAACAGTGGATGCTGATCCAGCCTGCTGGCACTTTGGCCGCTGGCACGGTCACGCTACCGCTGAATACTGGCGTGCCTGATGGCACCCAGGTGCTGGTGACCACCACCCAGATCATTACCAGCTTCACGCTGGCCTTAAACGGTGCGGCGGCATCCTTCGGCGCACCGACAACGCTGGCCGCCAATGCCTTCTTTACCATGCGCTACTACCAAGCCACGAATTCTTGGTATCGGGTGGCCTGACATGGCCACGAAAGACAGCCGTTTGGCTCGCGTTGGCGTCGAGGGCTACAACAAGCCCAAGCGCACGCCATCGCACCCGACAAAAAGCCACGTTGTCGTGGCCAAGGTCGGCGACCAAGTGAAGACCATTCGCTTCGGCCAGCAGGGCGTCTCTGGCAGCCCAAAGAGGGAAGGCGAGTCCAAGTCCGACAAGGCTCGGCGCGAGTCTTTCAAGGCCAGGCACGCTGCCAACATTGACAAGGGCAAGATGAGTGCTGCTTGGTGGGCGTCAAAGGTGAAGTGGTAAGCACATGCAAGTTCCAATCCTCTCCGGCATCTACGCTGACAACACGCCAGAACTGCGCACCGCATACCCTGTCAACATGGTGCCGGTGCCAAAGGCGTCTGGCATCAGCAATGGCTTTCTGCGTCCTGGCGACGGCATCGTTGCCAACGGCACAGGCCCAGGCGTTGACCGTGGCGGCATCAACTGGAACGGCGTCTGCTATCGGGTTATGGGGACCAAACTGGTGTCGGTGTCCAGCACTGGCGCTGTGACCGTGCTGGGCGATGTTGGTGGGCCAACCACCGAGCTGGTGACGATGGACTACAGCTTCGATGTGCTGGCCATTGCGTCCGGTGGCCGCCTTTACTACTGGATTCCAGTCAACACCACAGCAACATCTGTTTGGAACCCAACAGCTCCCATTTTGCGGCAAGTCACAGACCCAGACCTTGGCGTGGTGCTTGATGTGGTATGGGTGGATGGCTTCTTCATGACCACCGACGGTGCCAATTTGGTCGTCACTGAGCTGTCAGACCCGATGCAGGTCAACCCGCTGAAGTACGGCAGCTCCGAGGTTGATCCAGACCCTGTGGTGGCACTCATCAAGCTGCGCAACGAGGTCTATGCCCTCAATAGCAACACGCAAGAGGTGTTTGACAACGTGGGCGGCGCACTGTTTCCTTTTCAGCGGATTGACGGCGCACAAGTTCAAAAAGGTGTGATTGGCACACACGCTTGCTGCACCTATCTGGAGCGCATCGCATTCTTGGGCGGTGGCCGCAACGAAGCGCCAGGCATTTATCTTGGCGCAGCAGCAACCACCCAGAAAATCAGCACGCAGGAGATCGACACCCTGCTTTTGCAGTACACCGAGGCGCAACTGGTCAAGGTCAAGCTGGAGGCACGCAACGACAAGGCGCATCAGCACCTTTACGTCCACCTACCAGACCGCACGGTGGTCTACGATGCCTCGGCCAGCGAGGCGCTCGAGCAGCCCGTCTGGTTCACGCTCACCACGGCTGTGGTCGGCTTCAGCCAGTACCGCGCACGCAATCTGGTCTGGGTCTACGATAAGTGGCTGGTCGGCGATCCGCAGTCCAGCTCCATCGGCTACTTGGTGCAGGACACCGGCCACCACTGGGGACAGCAGGTGCGCTGGGAGTTCGGCACGCTCATCGTCTACAACGAGGGCAATGGCGCGATCTTCAACCGCCTTGAGTTGGTCGCATTGACCGGCAGCGTGGCGCTGGGCAAGAACCCGCAGATCAGCACCAGCTACAGCGTCAACGGCCTGTCCTGGAGCCAGGACCGCAGTATTGCCGTCGGCACCATTGGCAGCACTGCTAAGCGTCTGGCGTGGTTCCAGCAGGGACACATGCGCAACTGGCGCATCCAGCGATTCCGTGGCGACAGCGATGCCCATGTGTCGTTTGCCCGTCTTGAGGCCCAGATTGAGGCGTTGGCGTACTGATGGCCACCGCACCCGTCTCCCGCAGGCTGAACCTGACACGCGACCAGCTCGCGCAGTTTCTGACCGACCAGCAGCAGATCAGGCAGTTTGAGCTGCTGTTTGCTGTGGTGGACGAGCTGCAGGTCATCACCGGCACCGACTTTGAGTACCAAGCCGACACAGCATCTGCCACGGCCAACGAGGCGCTGGCCCAGATTGCAACACTGGCACAGGCCGCGGCGGTCGATGATGCGGTGCTGAATGCCAAGGTCCAGCAAGCACTGGATGCCATTCCCAGGCTGGCCCAGGTGCTGAATCTGCTGGCTCTTGCGCCTGTTGAGCAGAACAACAACTTGGTCACCACCGACTACATCGACTTCAACACCAATGCGCCTGATCCGGCCACGAAGGTCGGCAGGTTGCACTGGAATGGTGGCTACACGCTCAACCTGGACATGACGCCAAACGTCAACCAGTCCATTGGCGAGTCGCAGTACTATTACATCAAGGCCTCGGCCAACATTGCCAAAGGGCAACTGGTGATGTTCGATGGCGCTGTCGGATCGTCTGGCGTGCTTAAGGGCAAACCATCAACCGGCTTGACCAATGGCCAGCTTGTCATGGGCGTGGCTGCCGAGGCCATCGCAAACAACGACTTCGGGCTGGTCTCCAGCTTTGGACTGGTTCGAGGATTCAACACCACAGGCACGCCTTATGGCGAAGTCTGGGCAGATGGCGACATCCTGTACTACAACCCATCGTTTGCTGGTGGCCTGACCAAAAATCTGCCACAAGCGCCCACGCCTCATGTGGTGGTGGCTGCGGTGGTCAATGCTGGGTCTGGAGGATCTGGCTCCGTATTTGTCAGGGTTCAAGCTGAGCCGCTGGTCGGCCAACTTTCAGACGTCTACGCTCCAGCACCTTCCACAAACGACGTTCTTCTTTA